CTCTCCTAATAAATTGTGCAGATGATGGTTTAATTAAAAATTCTTCAAGATTTACAACTCTTGGATTTACTCCATAAAGAACATTAAATAAAATTCTGAATGATTCATTCGTACCTTTTGATTGATAGAATGATTTTGCCTGCCTTATAAAATTTCCAACATTTAAATTTGAAACAAAATCAACTTCTTCTAATCCAGGAACAAATGTATATTTGAGTTTTTTATAAAATTCCTTTAAGAATAATGAGCTTAAATTTTGTATCGAAGATTTATTCTTATGATCGGTTGATATTGTTTTAGAAAAAATTAATTCTTCTTGATTTAAATCATTATGATAATTAGTAATTCCACTAAATCCACGAATACACCCGGTGAATGTATTTGTTGTAATTCCTGTATATGTAATAACTTCATCATCAATCTTTAATAATCCATATGTTTGAGGAAATCCTTTAGTGCTTGTTACTGTTATGATTCCAACCGTTGAATTAATATCATTTTGTAGAAATGTATTATCAACTACAACTTCGGGAGTTAGATTGTCTAACTTTAAATATTGATCAAGATTTTCTGCAATGTCTACTGGACCACTTTGATATTCTTGAGAAATATAATACTGCTTTAAAAAATCTATGAATTTTGGACTTTCATCTAAAATAAATTCTGGCAGTTGATTTTCGATAATTTGTTGAATCTTGACTCTAGATTCGAACCCTGTTTGTATCATATTATGATCTTATAAAATTTCCGTTTGAATAACTTGAGGTATAATAGTCCTTTACAAATGATGTTCCAGATATTTCATCACCAGAAGCAATTACATCTCTTACCATATTTATCGCACTTTTTGAAATGCTAAAATTTAAATACAAATCATTTAATCCAACAATATCATTTGATTCTGGAAATGCCTGAATTTCGATTATGTTACCTGCGAGAGAGGTCGCGCTAATTTTGATTGTTCCCAGTCTAATCTCTCCTTTTGAGTAATCAATTGTTCCTGCGGATTTTATGATCACTTTCTTAGAACCATTTATAATTGCAATAATTCCATTTGTTCCGGTAGAATCTGGAACATCTGTGAGATATACAGTATCTGGTTCATTAGATATATTAAATCCGGTGGATTTAATATTATAACCCTCACGATTAATATGAAATTTATTTCCAAAACATAGTTCATATTGGGCAAATTGTCCGGTGACTGCCTTTAGGTCTCTCCGAATTCTAACTTTCGTGATATTGGAGGTTATAGAACTGTCTGTATTATCAATGACCTGAAGGACTTTACTATACTTAAATCTTCCACCAAATTTATTTAAATCTATGGAATTTGAATATTGAGTAAGCGAATTGATAGTTCTTGTTTTAAGAGATTCAACAGTAGAAACTTGGGAGTAATTGTAATAAATTGAAGAATCAATTTCGACATATAATATTTTAAGATCGATTATTTTTTGATTAATTCCAGAAATACTATATTGTTTAAGGTCAGATAAAATTCTTGATTTTTGAAAATCTGAAACATATGTTCCATTTTTTGGTTTAATTGCAATTGATACTGTTCCATATTCTGGTGGATCTAGTTCTTCTCCGCCAATAATTGAAACTGATTCTGTTTCTGGATATATTTTTTTAATGATTGCTTCATAATCACGAGAGGTAACCGCTCTATACTGCGAAGAATAAATCCTTGGAGCAAAATACCGAATTGAATCTATTGACTCAATTTCGGCACCATTTTGAGATTGTTGATTTGTTGTGATTGAAATCGGACTTGAAAAGTTACTTACAATTACATTAGAAGAGTCTTTAAGACTTCCGGCAAAGGAAAATGATTTTGCTCCGTTTCCGGATACTCCGTCTGTAACAATATAAGTTACGGTAATTATTGAATTATTTTTTAGTTTATTTCCTATTAATCCATCACCAAAAAGAAGTTCGTACTTTTCGTCCTGAACCTCCTGTAACAAATAAATCTTTGAGGTCGAATTTACGTTTAAAATATTATCAACAGAAAAATATTGAATTCCAATACCACTTTCATTACTTTCTTTCACATAAACATAAATTGTGGAAGTATCAATAAATGAATTATTTAAAATAAATCTTTGATCCAGTGATCCATCGACTGTAAATTGTTTGTTTAAAAATGTTCCTTGATATGCTGTTATTTGATTAAACTCTGCAGTACCATTTACTAGATTTGCCGAAATATTATTTGGAATTGAAAATGTGTATGAAGTATCATTAACGGTTCCTATACATACCAATCCTGCCTGTAGAGTAAGAGTTTGAGTATTTTGAGATGTAGATACCTTAAATGAAATTTGCGCCTTTGATGCCTCTCTGGATCGTGGTATATATCCAATATTTCCTGCAAGTGAAACTACATTTTGGCGAATGGTTGCCGAATTCAAAAATGATTCGTTCACAACCATGTTTGAATTGAATGCTGTGATATAGGTATTATATGCCAGTGTATCAATTAAAACTGAAAAATTAGATCCTTCGAAATCAAAATCCGTAAATGTTGAATTCGCACGAAGATAATCTTTGATTGAAGTTTTGATTTGATCGAAATCTAAATTGGCAAACTTTGTAAAAGGCATTTTTTTATCTGGTTGCCTCTAAAATGAATGAAAATTGTTGTGTTGGAATTTCTTGTCCGATAATATTAAAAATAATCGTAATTTCAAATTCATTTTCATCTGGTCTTGGATCTACCTGAACATCAACATCATTTACTCTGGGCTCAAAGTTTGAAATTGTGTTCAAAATCTGATCACGAATAACAGAGGCAGTACCAAAATCGACGAATTCAAACAAACTTTGGCGAACATCAGATCCTAAAATTGGATTAAAAAATCTTTCTGTTGGAATTGTTTGAACTAAGTTTCGAATTGAACGACGAATTGCCTGCTGATTCACCAGAACCGGCAGGTCATTTGTGATTGGATGAGGGTCAAAGGATAGACTAATGTCTTTAAATGATCTTGATATCCGTGTAACAGACATATGACATAATATTCGTCATATTATTTATAACTATTTGCAGGAAGTTCCGTAGTTTGGTTCTGTTCCGTATTCCCAGTCATCATAATCTTCATCATTGCGGATTTTTTCATGAAGATCAGATTGTTTTTTAAAATTATATTTCGGTGCTCTGTCATGAACGACTTCTTGAAGAATTCTTTTTTGATTATCTTCTGATTCGAATAGCATTTGTGAAACTCCTGTTTTAAGAATAAAACAGAACTTTTATAAAGGAGGTTTCTATCTCCTTATACTATTTAACGATTTATTTCTTTTATATTGTAATTATATGAATTTAAATATTTGAGCAATTCAATGGCGATTAATTTTGGTTTTCCATCACCACAGGTATAAATGTCAATCGCAATACAACCTTCTTCTGGCCAGGTATGGCAGGATACGTGACTTTCTGAAAGGGCAATTACGATTGTGATTCCGTGTGGGGTAAAACTATGCTTGAAAATATTAAGTATTTCCATTTTGGCACGATCAATTCCACGTACCATAACTTCTTCAAGAGACTTTGCGTCATTTAAGATATTAAACTTAACATCATATACTTCAATTAGTATATGAGTCCCCATTGAATACTGTTTCAATTAATATTTTGTAAAAATATATTTATCCTTTACCTTGACCGCGATACTTCTTTTTTGCCTTATTTCTGGATGTTGCGGAATATTTGGTATTATCTCCAGAACCCTGACTTGTGTTTTTTGGATGAGATTCGATCATTTGATTCGAATTCGATGATTTTTTAATTGCCATCTAAAGTTTCTCCTATAATTTCAGTTTTAATTTCATTTGGATATGGAGAACCCGACAAATAGAAATCATTTGCCAGATCCTCCATAGTATTGAAGTATTCTTCTTCTGTAAGGTTAGAATAAATTTTACGACCCTTACAGAGTATATTGTAAAATTCTTGAGGCATTAAATCACTCTCATTTTTTCATGACCAACACGAATGCGAGGATCACACCAAATCTCAAAACCGGCTTCTTTTGCATCTAAACAGAATGATACATCTTCACCACACATATCCTGAACTTCTCCAGACTCAAAGACTTGCATTTTGGGGGCAAACCAAGGGTACTTCATTTCTTCGTGCTCAAATACTCCTTTTTTAATGAGTAACCAACCAAATCCTGCATAATCGACTGTAAATGGTTTGCGGCGCTTTGAAATACTATCTGTGGTTTCATGATTCATCACTCCACCATTATTACGGAAATCATCTTCTTCCATCCAGTGAGCAACTGATGTGGTTACTCCATCCTCTGTTGCATACCAACCAGAAGCAATATCTTGGTCCATTAAAATTAATTGATAAAACTTTTCAGTATTAAAGACAATATCGGAATCAATCCAAAGTTGCCAGTCATAATTTAATTTACCATCCCACGGAAGTTGATTTGGTCCACGAAGAACATTTGCACCCAGACATTTACATCGGGCAAAGTTCACCATAGATGAATAATCTTGTGAAATTTGAATACTTGCTCCGGACTGAACAATATCAAAACACAACTGAACAAAACTTTTGAGGTAAGTATATGATACTCCTCTTCCAGGAAGGCAAAATACAATTGATTTCCCTTTAATCATTTCTCTTGCTTTAGCGTAATCCCATTCCAATTCAGAGCTTGCTGCCGTAGGGGCTTTTGCTTTTACAGTAAATCCTTTTGCCATAGTTTGTAAATAGATCCTTTCTTATTTTACGATATTATATATCATTTGTCAACACAGGGTTTTCTGTTAAAACTAAATCAGATCCTTCTAATGATATTTTTATTAGACTGTCTTCGTACCAGGATAGTTCGTTTATAATTTGCTCCGGAATAGTTATAAAATATTGACCGGTAATTGGATCAATCTGTAGGGACTCAAAAATTTCTTTGGAATTTTTTTTCATGTCGCGTAATTATACTTAATAATTCGATATTATATATCATCTTAGATTTTTTGGGCGGGATTTTTTATTTTGAGTGTTGTATTTAGATGGCAAAAGCAAGACTTTATAGCTTACGGGGACCCATGGTTTTTAATAACGCCCCCCCCGCTAATAATAATAACTGCCGTTCACGAACGCACGAACACTCACGCACGAACGAATAAGTATAAACATCGGTAATATACAATAACTGCCCTTCACGCACGAACAAATAGGCACACAAGGACTAATAAGTATAACCATCGGTAAGATATAATAACTGCCGTTCACGAACGAATTAGTTCACGAAGCAACTGTTCCATTCTTTATATGATGATTACTAATCTCGGTGAGTGTTATTATACTGTGTTAACTAATCTCGGTGAGTGTTATTATACTGTGTTAACTAATCTCGGGCAACGAATATTCACGAATGCACGAACATCTTGGAAGTTTTCCACAGGCACTGTGAAGAGTTTTCCACAGATATTTGGAAGTTTTCCACAGGTATTCCACATAACCACGA